ATAACATTCATGACGGACAGCAATAAAATGAAAAAGAAAATTGAATTTAACATTAATAAGTTTTTGACAGGTGAAAAACCTGTCTGCACTCAAAATATCAATAAAGTTTACTATTTTGATAGTTTGCTTGAGGTTGATCATTATATAAAAAATTTATTATCATCCAATGATATCATTGATGAAATATTATGGACAAAAATAGTGGATACAATGGAGAATGCATTAAAATTGTTTGATGTTATTTGCCACAATTACGATGAATCATTTCTTAACAAGTTGTGTAAGGATTTTTTGAAAGTTAGGCATAATATTTTTGCTTGTATATACAATTTTGAAAATTGTTCAACTGACAAATTTGATACAGATGCAGATTTGAGCGAATATGGTATAAATAAAACTCCTGACAAGATTGTGAAGATGACAGATAAATGGTTAATAGTTGAATTTAGTGTTTCATCATCCCATTTAAAAACACTTTTGCAGAAGGGTGGTGAAAAACTGGAAAAGTATTCAGATGTTATTTGTAAATTAAAAGAAATAACCAAGTTAGATATACAAGCTTTATTAGTAAATTATGATACTAGTAATAAAACATCAAATTACATTTTCAAAAATAATAAAGCAATTTTTGAAACATTTAAGAAGCATTGTGATTATTACAAAAAAGTTTCTAAATTTATAAATAGTAATGATGAATATTACTTTAATTTTATGAACAAAAAGTCAACTGACTTATATAATTATTTATCATCAAAATTGAATGGAATAAATAATGGTGATCCAGATGGGTTTAGTATGCAAGTGCCAAATCACTTTATGTCATTGTATCATGAATCAAGAAATCATATTTTGAATAGAATAGATACATTGTTGTCAAATTATAACAACAATAAGCATGTATTATTGATGAAGAACAATAGAATAATGATAATTAGCGACAATCAAGGGGTTACTTTGCAAAGTTTAAAAGATTATGTAACAAAAGATATGTATTTTACATTGATAAAAAAAGCATTAAGAGTTTTTAATGGGCAATCTGATCCAGTTGGTAGATATAAACCTAAACCTGGTGATGATATAATACCAGTTGTTTATGATATTAAAAAGAATCTTGACTTTTATGAAAATTCTGAAAAATATCCAGATTTGACAGATGTGAAAATTATGTCCAAATATAAATTGATAAAAGATCCAAATCACATCAATGAAAAAGTTATAAATAATATGCTAGCAGCAGAGTCCAACATGAACACATTGATAGATTACCCAGTTAATGATGAAGAAATAAGAAAAGGTCTTGATAAGTGCTTAATAAGTATAAGTAGTTATGACAATGGGGATGACTGGACACCCAAACCATTCCTTTACTTCACTCCTAAATTAAATGATTTTAATCCAACTGAATTGATGGATAGTGTAGAATACTTTAAAACTGCAAATTTTCCAGATAAATTCAGTTATTTTTATTTAATGTCAGGATCAGATATTAAAAAGAGAAAAATGGGTATAAAGTTATCTCCTGAGTATAATATAAAACTGATTGATTACAATAAGCAGATTTTTAACTTAAAGAAACAATTCAAAAAGGAATTAAATATTGTTAAAGCTGATGAGATAAAAAGAGAAATTAGTTCTTGTAAATATAATATAAGTTGCCTTTATAGAGATTGTAAAGAAAAAGGACTGTCAGGAACTGAAAGTCTATATACTTTTATAACTTCTGAACATGATAGGGCACATATGCATTGGACAAATAATAGTGATGAATCATCAAGACATAAATTCAGAGGAACTATTGATTATAAAAGTTTTTTTGAGAATTTATTTGAAAGCATGGTTGAAGTTAATAGTTTGAATAATTCTAGATACAACATTGATGAAATGATTGTAAATGAAGATAATACAGACAGTGATTTTTTTAATAAGATTAATTCAGAAATTAATAATGATTTTAAAGAAGTTATAAATGAATTCTTAAATATGGATTTTATGTGTTGGGCAGAATTCAATTCAAGGCTTTGTTATAGTTTAATGTATTATTCACAAACTTCACATGACAATAAATTCATAATGGTTGACAATTTGAGATATAAAGATGTTCTTTTACTGGTGAGAGGAGGTAAGAAAATATTTAGTACTAGGAGATCAAGGGAGTTTTGCCTGTGCTTTCCTATTAATGAGAAGATTAAATGGTTATGGACTCTAGGTAGGAATAATACTAGCTTACAGTTTGTTAAACATAAGGGGAAAGATTACCTTATAACACCTTTAATGACATATCATGAAGTTGAACTTCAGAAAGGTATAAGTTTATACTACACATTGATTAATTATCTTTATGTAACAAAATCTAGGATGTTGTCTGAAGGAAGTTATGATATAAAGAATTTATTATTCAATATATCATTAATGTTTAATGGTAGAAGAACAACAGAAAAATGTTTGCACAATTTAAGGTATCCACTGGCAAACACATTTGGTGATTTTTCAGCAATTAGTGAGGTTTTACCTGAATTAATGATTGACTGGAAAGATCATTATCAGAAGGCTTTGAACAATGGATTTATTGACAATTATTATAATTATTATAAAAGCATAAGTGAAAATAAAGAACTTGTGCATCCATTCATAGGTTTTAATGTAAATGGTGACACAGCTTTTACAAATATGATATACTCTACTTATCTAATGCCTAAATGTCCAACTAATCAGGTTATATCACAGACTAAGAACCTGGAATCTATGATGAAGATACATGAAGAATATCATAAAACTCTAGGTATTGAGACTAATGAAACAAATCATATTGCTAATATGGATAAATTTGATGATTTAAAATACATTGAATCTAATTTTTATTTTAATAAGGAGAGTTCTTATTCAGCAGGAATCTGTATAGCAGATTATTTTAAAGCTCATGGTTTAGATAATGAAATATTTTCAGCATGGAATGAATCATTAAATAAGTCATGGGTTACAGTTGCCAATTCATCAGGGCTCAGACATGAAGGGAAAACTTTTTTTGGAAAAAAGGGACATTTCGTTGTTGCAGATCACATTATAAAAAATTATGATTTTTCAGATGTCTCAAAGCAGTTATTAGAAATTGAAGGTAAAGATAATTCCAAAAAGATAAATTACTTTAGAAGTATGGATGTAACATATTATGATAAAATAGAAGAATACAGTTCATTTAAACCAAAGTTTCATGTTGTTGACAAATGGCAAAGAGGTGGTGACAGAGAAATATATGTCATGGATCTTCAGACAAAAACTTTCCAGCAGCCGTTAGAAAACTTTTTCTCAAAAATTTGCAAATTTGTTGATAATGAATTTATAAGTGTACCTAGTAATAAGAGATTGGGGAAAATACATTCTTCACTATTTGAAAGGCCAGAAATTCCTGGTGAATTGTATTATAATGCAACTTTAGATTGTAAAAAATGGGCACCTCAATCAAACACTAATAAATATTTGTATTTTGTCTTAGGCATGAGTAAGATATTACCAGATAGTTTCCTAAAATATTTCTTATATTTTTTCACACAGTATCAAAATAAAAGAATATATCCTTCACCTAAAGCTTATGAAAGCTTTTGTAGAAATAAGAAAAATGAAAAATATTTAAAATATTTTAATAAAGATGAATCAATAGATGCTTATTATTTTGAGATGCCTTATAGCTTCGTAATGGGTATAATGAATTATTTATCAAGCTTAATGCATGCAGCAAATATAATGTTATCAAACAGTGTAGTGCCAAGATTACTTAAAATTCAGGAAATTGGAAGTTACTATTTCAAAGCTGACATAAAGGCACATTCCGATGATAGTGCCGGAAGGTTTTATGCCTTGCATTATCCATCATTGTTGTGTGGTATAAAATATTATCAAATATGTTTGAAAATGTGCAATCATATATTTTCTATAAAAAAATGTAACTTATCTAAACATTATATTGAATTTTTATCTATTCTTTATCTACATAAAAGATTATTACCAATGGTTGGGAAATTCTCAACAAACCTTGAATTTGATCCCACTGATGATGGTCCAAGTGGTGATTTGATATCATTGACTTCTAAAACAATAGAGTACATAAGTATGGGAGCCACACTTAATGAGGCCATGATAAAAAAGAAACTTATGGCAAGTTTGATATGTGATTTTTACAAGATAAAAAAGAATCCTAAATTGCTTCCAAATCTCATGGGTTATCCGAAAGCTCATCCAATATTGGATATACTTTGTGGTTCTTACTCTGAGATGGTAAGATTGATACATGTAAATGAAAATGAGCTTATTAGCCAGATTATGATTTTAGAAATGTTTGATAAAACTGACAATAAAGATTATAAATTAAATTATATAAAAACCTATAGTGTTATAAGACAAAAGCAGCAACTCATAAATCAGTCAAATAACATACATGATATATTGAAACCTATTATAGAATATATAGGAAATGATGAAATCATTAAAAATATAAGTAATTCTAGGTCACAGCATATAATATTAAACATGATAAAGTATATGAATTTATACAAAAGCAAAAAATATCAGAGTAGTTTAATGTATGAAGATAAGACAAGAAGAATAAGTAGGGCTTATCAATCCATATCTGTCAAAAATATAATAAATCCACTAACTGGAGATAAATTAAATGTAAGAGACATGAATCAATTAACAACTGAATGGCTTACATTAATAAATTCAGGTTATTTGATTGACAAGAATATATTTATACTAGAGGATAATGAAGATATAAGGTTAGAAAAGAAATCACTAATAAAAAACACATTTAAAAATTTGATACAATGTAATGAAATACTTTCAAACTTGACAACTGATAAAATATGTTATAGTAAAGTTGGTACAACTTTTAAACCTTGTTATATAAATTTTGAGAATAATGATGTTGGTATTATATTGGATACAGAACCTTCTGTTATATTAACTGAGCAGATTGACCCAAATTTTACTTACTTACTCATGCCTCATAAGAGTCCAGTTAAGGATATAAAAACAATTGAAAAGTTAACACCTGATTTGAATTTGCAAAAAATATTGATGGGTAAATTACAGAAATACAACTTGAAAGAATATAATATATATAGTCAGGTAGAGCCTGATAAAAGAGTTATAAATGATCTGAGATCAGTAATAAATTATTTGAAAAGCAATTCCAAATATAAACATAGAATGGAAAAAGTAACTACTAATATTGAAAAAAGTCTTTTAAACATTAATATAGATAAACGGAATTATGTAGAAACTTATTGTATAGATCAAGCAAAATGTGTCTTTTTGCTTAATCATTTTATCAAAGATTTACCTCTCATTGTAAATCATGATTATGATGATTATGTCATAAATGAAGATATATCATTAAATGAATGCTTTGATTTAGTGGTTAAGAATCACCTTAAACTTAGGGATATGACTATAATAAATGATGAAAATTATGAAAAAATAGATATAATATACTACTGGCTAAAACCACAAGCTAAAGTTGGTTCAGATTGGGTTGGATCAACAGAAGTTCTACTTAAGCTAAAAGATACAGTTTTTCAAATAACAATTGATAAAGGGGTTATAGAGCAATTGTTTATTTTCAACCCAGGATCTGGTGAAATGTCAAATTTAATGAGTTATATATTTATGAAGTTCATAAACTTCATGGGATTTAGCTTGAAGATGAGGGGTTGTGATTCAACACATTATGACTGGTTAGGTTATAGAACAATTGGTGAAAATATAGGTTATTTTAATAAAGACAATTGCAGTTATGGATTCCCTTATATAAATATAAATATAGATCCTTTATATAACTCATTAGCTGGAAGTAAGAAAGTGTCAGACATAAACAATAACCCATTTGGATTTGTGTTTAAGAATTACAGAAAGTCATTCAAAGTTTATTCACCAATTGAGATGTGGGATTTAAATAATCAGGTTTCTAAAAAAATAAAAATTTATTTTAAACAGGAATATCTAAATAAAAATAAAACTGTTTATCTAATAGATAAAATGATAAGATTGAATGTTTTGGATATAGATTTAACTATTGATGATTTAAAAGATAAAATAACAACTACTAAAGTAGTTGAAATTTGTGATGATATAGAAAGTTATGCTGGTGAAAATTCATTTGAGCAATTTTTTGAAGATGATATGCCTTTGTCTTCAAAACTTAATGAAGGGTTTCAATTATACTTAGATAATGTTGCACAGACAAATTTTGATAATGAAGGTTATAGAGATTTTATAGATAACTCTTTAAGAAGTATGTCTATAGACCCGAAAAGCTTGCCATTATCTATTAGAGATAATTATATGTCAAGGTGTTTAAGAGGTTTTGTTAATAATAATTTCAGTGAATATTTAGATGACTTATACAAGGTTGTTAATGATATAGAAAATGATAATAATGTTAGGAATTTTTTACAGAAATGGGGCTATGCATCATATAAGTTTAGTATGGAGCTTGGTAACGTTAACTATGATAAATTAGTTAGATTTGATGGCAATATATCTGATGTATTGCGTAAGTACATGTTTAAAAGTTATTCATATTTTATAGATAAACTAGCAATATTTTTCAATGAAAATACTTTCAAGATATTAAGATATTTGAGTGAATCAAATAATTATCAACACAATACCAGATGCAGAGGATCATTTATATACATGCTTCATGAGGCAGCTAGATACTGTAGCAATAAAATTAATTACATGAATAAACCTAGATATATTCTACAACAAATTATAAGAATAATCTGGAATGATAGTGATTTATTAAATGAATTTTCCAAATATTTTACAGCAGATGTTGAAGATTGTGATCCGTTATTACTTAAGTATTCAATGAATGCTGAGAAAATGAAGAATATATTATCTTGGGTAACCAGTTATTACAATGTGAATAATAATAATCAAGATTTAACATTTATAGAGCTCAATCAAAACTTGAAAGATAAGCATTTAATACAAAAGGATAACAATGATACTGATTTTGATAAATTAAATCTTTATACATGTTTCAAGCATTTCTTTGATCCATCTATAAGACAAGAAAAGTTAGACAGTAAAATTAGGAAAAAATTTGAAGAAGAATTGATATTTTATTGTACAAATATAAATAAAATGGTACAAGTAAATCAAGAAAAATTTGATGATGGATATGATGAAGCCCTTGATTTTTATTATGAATGCAGCTGGAATGATGGCTACTGTGAAGATTATGAAGACAATAAAGATAAGTTAAATATATTAAAGTATGATAAATTTGATGAATCTAAGATAATATATTATTCAAATACTTACACTAATAAATCTGAAGTGTTAGCTGCTTCTTATAAGGGTAATGTCTTGATTGAAACTTTTAGTATTGTTGATTTGACAGATTTGAAGGCTATAAACTCATACAGGGTTTACAATTATCATAACTCTGGTAAATTTGATACAGGATCATTAACATTTCTTTATGCTTTTGGGACTGAAGAATTCTATGATTATATAGAGAAGAGATTCAATTTAACTGTGGTGAATTATAAATCAATCTTATTAGATGAGCATATATATTTTGTAAGACAAAATAAATATGTTGATTTAAGCACTTATAAACAATTTATTACCAATAGCTTATATGTTCAGGAAAGTCAAAGTATAAAAGATACAAACATAATTGAGGCAGTTTTCTCTGAAGAATTTGAAGGTATTAAGTACATTCAACATTATAATAATTCTGATGATAAGAAAAATTTCTTACTTAAAACATTAGAATTGTTTACAAATGATAGTCATAAAATTATAGAGATAATATTAGACAACTTTGAATCCTTAAATGATAAAACCAGATTAAAATGGCTTAATGATGTTATATTAGGAAATAATTCAAATACAAATTTACTAACTGCTATAAGTGCTATAATGCCTAATGATGTTAGCAAATTGGTTAGGAATATACAATTAATAGACACTAAATTTAATAAATTTAAATCTGATTTTTCCTTGTACCCTGAAAGTATCTTCACTGGCAAAAATAAACTGACCATTTTTGGTTATAATGATGAAAGATTTAAGACATTGGAAATAATACTTAAAAATAAGGTGTATTCTCTGAATTCAAAAGAAATTAGATTAAGTACTAATGAATATAATTTGTTAAAATCCATGGTTTATAATATAGAGAGCACAATAGACAGATATTTGATGCATCAAGAGGATGATATAGCTTTGAATGATAGTTACTTGTCAAAGTTAATAATGTCAATAATATCAATCTCAATGATAGATGAATCAAGTCATGATAATGAGTTTTTTGCAAATTTATCCAATTTATCGTCGTCTTATACAATAGAAAGAGAAAATTATTTAAGGAAGAATCATCCTAGAAAGATAAGACCAAGGATAAAAAAAGATATAGTAGAAGATATAAGATTTGATATGATAAAAAATAAATTAGATCTTATAGATTAAAT